ACTGACGCCCTGGACGGTCAATCAGTTGGCGCGGTGGGCAGGTGGTGATTACGCGGGGCTGGTTGAGTTGCTCCAGGATTCCCCCACCCCGGTGGTGTCCGAATGAGCGAGTTTGTACACGTACAGGAGACTTTCACAGCATATCATATGTTTCACACGGTTTTGAGGTGGTTTTATGAAAACTTTTGCTAGTTTGTTTAGCGGTTTTGGCGGCGCGGACGTTGCCGCGATTGCCGCTGGATGTAAAGAAATATGGGGTGTCGAATACGATAATAAAATAGCAGACGTTGCCCGACTAAACGGCCTGAACGTTATCACGGCCGATATACTGGATTGCGATCCAAACGACTTTGAGCGGCCGGACATCCTACACGCATCGCCGCCTTGTCCCAACTTCAGCAACGCAAAAACGGGGGGAGAAGAAACGCCTCACGACATCGCCCTGGCTGACAAGGTGGCTGAATTTATCACGGTTTTACTACCTGACTTTTTCACGTTGGAAAATGTATTCGGCTATCGAAACAGCCAGTCGTGGGAGATAATTGCCAGAGCGTTACTTTTTCATGGGTATCAATTTTCATACTGGCATGTTTGCACTGCCGATTTCGGCGTCCCCCAAACTCGCCGCCGGATGATAGTCATTGCCAGACGCGACGGCATACGGCCGATGTTGCCACCGGCTACTCATGCCGAGAATCCAGAGGCGGGGCTGTTCGGGACGTTGAAACGGTGGGTTGGGTGGTATGAGGCTATAGAAGATTTGATTCCGGGGTTGCCAGAAAGTAAATTTGCCAAATGGCAGCTTGATAGATTGCCGAAAGAATACGGTACGATATTGTCATGTCGGGATGTTCCTGAGACATCCCGACATGACTTTGAGCCAAGTAATACCGTAACGGCCGATGCGCATGGAAAGTATCGGGCCTTTATCGTTGACGATGGCAATAGCAAGGACGGCACGGTCAAAAGTCAGGAGCGGCCGATGGGAACGGTTCGGACACTTGCGAGTGGCGGGGCATTGTCAAGGGCGTTTATCGTCCCTGGCGGCAATGCCAGTTCTTTCAGCGTTCGCAATGAAGGCGAGCCGGCACGAACAGTTGAAAGCGTCAACCGGGTTGGTAACATTGGAAGGGCTTACACCTCCGGCCGTGTCGTTCAAATGACAACCCGATGCCTTGCCCGTTTTCAGTCGTTTCCAGACGATTATATTTTGCCTGAGAATAAGGCATTAGTTTGCCGGGGAATTGGCAACGCCGTCCCGCCGCTGTTCTATCAGCGATTAGTGGAAAGTTTATTATGACCGACCCCATCGCCGATTTCATCCGGGGCAAGAAATTCTACCCGCCCGGTAGCCTTGCCAGCGAGATTGACGCCATGATTGCCGATTGGCGACATGAGCATTTACGGCCGTCCCGTCCAAAGTTTGAAACGGCGCGACAGGTCATTGACAATGTGCCGTCGAGGTACTGGCACAAGTACCCGTGCATGGATGAATGGAAGCGGGTTTATTTGAGGAGAAAGGAATGAGCGAACACGATAAACAAACAAAACTACCCCCGGGCCACATAACCCTAAACCAAGCGGCTAACATATTGGGTATCCAACCGAAGTCGCTGGCGAGCAAAATCAGACGGCCGAACGACCCGGTACGCGGGATTAAGCTGGTTCTGAACGGCCGTCTATCGTGGGTTGTCGAGAAGGCGACGCTTGACCCATGCCGGGCGAAAGTTGAACCGGCTGCGGCCGATTATCCGACGATTGACCTGGACATCAGACGGCCGAAACGGGGCAAGCCGGGCGATGGCGTTTTACCGCCGTCAATGGGGTGGTTGATGGAGAGGGCGGTATGAGCAAGCCATCCGAACATGATGAACAAACAGCCTTTTTCGAGTACCTTGAATGGCAGCAGAACATGGAACCAGATTTGCAGTGGGCATATGCCATACCGAACGGCCAGTACCGGCCAGGGCAACGTCCCGAAGCTGGTTTGAAATCAGGAGTGCCGGACATAAACATCCCGATTGCAAGGGGCGGCTATATCGGCCTTTACATTGAACTAAAAATAGACGGCGGTAAGGTTAGTGACAACCAGCGCAAATGGATTGACGGGCTTGTCGGTTTGGGCCATGCCGTCCGGGTCTGCTATGGCTTTGACGCCGCTAAGGATACGCTGGATTGGTATATGGGCTTGGAGCGGACGGTGATTGTGCCGCCGTTTTGATTTGGGATAACTTTGGGTTATTTTTGGGAAATAGACAACCCACCAAATATAGTCTATACTACAATAGACTATTTTGAGTTATACTAACGAGGGAATGTCATGCCAAATAAAAAGCGTATGCAGTGCTTACCGAAAGAGAAACGCTATTTGACAGAACAGGAAATAAGAGCGGCCGAAATAGAAAGTCACCAAATTGATGATTGGGATTGGGACGATATTGACGGCGATTATGGCCCTAGCTTGCTCGAAGTTCCTATTGGTGGCTATATCAGATTGACGAAACAAAAGGGGAATTAAAATCATGACCAGTGAATTGCTTGCGGGAATCTCAGGAGCGGTATTATCGCTGCTCTTTTCTTATGTGCCAGGAATTAAGGCCCAGTACGACAAATTGACATCGGCCCAAAAGGGACTGGTTATGCTGGGGCTGCTTGTCTTGGTAAGCATCGGGGCGTTCGGGCTATCATGCGCCAACAGTCCCTTGATTAGCGGGGTTACATGTGACGAACAAGGGGCATGGGGTATTGTGTCGGCCTTGCTGGTGGCATTGACTGCTAATCAGGCGACGTATCTGATGGCTCCACAAAAGAAATCCCCGGCCGTTATCGAAGCCCAGCCGGAAGGCGAATCGAAGTTCGTTGATTTTCCGGTAGTTGAGGATTCGCCGGTGGATGAGGCAGGGGGATAGTGAGTAGAGACAGGGTTAGGTATACCTTATATATCGTCGCTATTGTTGTGTTTGCTATTTCGTTGTTCCTTGCGCTGGAGCGGGAATCGAATAATTACTATAGCATTCAATATAATCTCTATTGCAATGGCGAGCCAGTGGCGCTGATTGACCATAAGAAATGTCGCTTAACTGGATGCAATGCCTTGTCCGTAGAAGATGGCAGGGCGATACAGTTCGGGCTAGACCAGTGTTATTTGATAGAGGCTGGGGGGTAGGTATTACTAGGTTATGTCACCACAGGAAGAAATTTGGTTAACTGAATATTTCAAGACCTTTAACGCAACCGAAGCGGCAAGGCGGGCGGGCTACAAATGGCCTAATAAGGTTGGATTTCAGAAGATTGAGAAATTCTCAGAGGTCATTAGAAAAGAGTTGGACAATCTTGTCATGTCGGCCGATGAAGCCGCCAAAAGAATGGCAGACGCTGCCCGGTTCGATATGACACCGTACATTCAAGGGGTGGGCCGTTCGGCCTTTATTGACATAGAGAAACTAAAAGAAGATGGCTATGGGTGGGTTATCAAGGGCCTGAAGTACAACAGTCAGGGCGGGGCTATTTACGAGACATGGGACACTCAACGCGCCCTCGAAAAGATATTCGATGCCGTCAATCCTTCGTTGGGGGACAAGGAACGGCCGATAGAAATTAAAGTCACCCTGTCCAATGATTGACGTCAGGGTTTCCCCGGCCGTATTTAACGAGGTCTATCTACCACAACTTGAGAACATGGCCCGTACGCAAATATATTTTGGGGGCAGTTCGTCGGGTAAGTCGGTGTTTTTGGCGCAACGGGCCGTATGGGACGTAATGGCGGGCGGGCGCAATTATCTTATCTGTCGGCAGGTTGGCCGGACGCTCAAACGGTCGGTATTTGCAGAAGTCAAAAAGGTAATAAATAAATGGGGGGTTGGCGGCTTATTCAATATCAATAATTCAGAATACACCATCACCTGCATAAACAACCGCCAAATGCTGTTCGCTGGCCTTGACGATGTTGAGAAGTTGAAGTCAATGACACCGATAGAGGGGGCTATAACAGATATATGGGTTGAGGAGGCAACTGAAACCATCCGCGACAGCATCCTCCAGCTATACAAACGGCAGCGGGGCGGCGACGAAGGAACGCCGAAACGCCTGTTTCTAACCTTCAATCCAATCCTGCTATCCAACTGGATTTATCAGGAATATTTTAGCCCGATAGCATGGGTCAATGACCAAACAGAATACATCAGCGATGATTTAACCATTCTCAAAACGTGGTACATCCACAACAAATTCCTTACAGCCGCTGATGTTTACGACCTGGAAAACGAAAAGGATGAATACTATCGGGACGTTTACACGTTTGGGAATTGGGGTATTTTGGGTGATATAATATTCAAGAATTGGCGGGTTGAAGACTTAAGCGAGATGCTAGACCAGTTCGCCAACTATCGAAACGGGCTGGACTTTGGATTCTCAAACGACCCGGCGGCCGTTGCTGTTACCCATTACGACAAATCGAGGCAGCGGATATACATTTACAAAGAGCTATATGAGCGCGGACTAACTAATGATATACTAGCCTCAGAGGTTACGGATTTAATCGGCCGTCAATACATCACGTGTGACAGTGCGGAACCTAAGAGTATTGTTGAATTAAAATATCACGGGGTCAACGCAATAGCGGCCGAGAAAGGAAAGGACAGTGTTTTGCATGGTATCCAGTGGCTTCAACAGCAAGAAATAATCATTGACCAGAGTTGTATCAATTCGAGAAATGAGTTCCAACAGTACCGATGGAAAAAGGACAGAGACGGCAACGCAATCAGGCAGCCCGTAGACAAAAACAATCATTTGATTGACGGGGTTCGGTATGCCTATGAAAAGGACATGACTTTCACAAGACCGGCCACCACACTAGCCAGCATGGGAACATCGGGCTGGAACCCTAGAGGATAACATTATGGGACTATTTAACTCAAGACCATTTTCATGGCTGCAACCACTACGGGCGGCTCTAACGCCAGCACCAGCGGCTGTCAGCGGTAAGCGCATAGACCGCCGGGCCATTGCGGGCGGTCGTCTGTCACTCGACAAAGCGAACGGGGATTATTTCGGCTCATTCGCCGTTGTTGCCCCGGCCGAATCAGAGCAAGATTGGCGGTCATTGAATCTGGACAGTGAAACACTCGACACCCTGTCACCTGCCAAACTTTTAGAGCTAATGGTGGACTTGTCGCCTGAGGTGAGTAATGGCCTATGGAATTTCATCAGGCTGTGCAATCCAGGCTATGAGGTCTACTGCGAGAAGCCGGGTAGTGAGGTTGAAGATACTCAGGCACAGGCGGCCGTTGATGCTTTTATCAATCAGCTATCGGACTATTACGGCTCGTTCGATGTGGTCATAAATCGCATGTTCATCGGCGTATTCCTGCGGGGCGCGTTTCTAGCGGAGCTTGTCCTGGACAGGAACGGCCGGATGCCGGTAGACTTCGCGACGCCAGACCCGTTGTCGGTTCGATTTGAGCGCGTCAAGGATGATGTACGCGGCACGGTTTGGCGGCTGGGCCAGTATCAATACAGCGGTTGGGTTGCGTTAGACCGGCCGACAATTCGATACGTTCCCCTGGACCCGTTACCCGGCTCGCCTTACGGCCGTCCGCTGGTTAGTCCGGCACTGCACACCAGCCTGTTCCTGCTGGGACTGCTGCATGACTTACGCCGGGTGGTGAGCCAGCAAGGATACCCGCGCTTAGACCTGTCCATTGATTTCGAGGCACTGGCGGCTATTTCCCCACCAGACGCTCAACCAGGAACAGCCGAGTTTGACAGTTGGGTTACGGACGTCATGAATGAGATTAGAAGTGTTTATCACGGCTTGCAACCCGATGATGCCTATGTTCATAGCTCCCTTATCAAAGTCAATCGGCCGGTGGGCACGGTTAGCGGCGACATGCTGGGCGGTATTGACGCGCTCATTACGGCCCTGGAAAGAATGGCGGCCAGGGGTATGAAAATGATGCCCTTGCTCATGGGTATCAGCGACGGGGCTACGGAACAAAATTCCAACCGCCAATGGGAAATTCAAATCGCTGGCATTAAGAGCTTGCAGCATTTAGCCGAGACGATGCTAGGCCGTTTGTTCGGGCTGGCACTAGAAGCGCAGGGCATAGCGTCCACTGTTAAATTTAGATTCGCAGAAGTACGGGCGGCTGAATTGTTACGAGACGCCCAAGTTGAGGCCATGCAAATTGCCAATGAGAAATCCAAGTATGAATCTGGCTGGATTAGCCAGGATGAGGCAAGCGAGGCTATTACCGGTCACGCGGCCGATGCACCTGAACCACGTGTACAACGGGTGAGCGGTGGCCCGGACGTTATCCAGGATAATGGCGATAGTGAGGAGGCCGACAGCGACGCGACAAACCAGCAGAATTTTATACGCTCCTTGACGGGTGGTCGTTCGCCTGATGATTTGCCGGAGCCGGTGCAAGATTTAGCAGAATTGCTTTTGGAAATCAGAGCAGCACGGGCGGCGGTGGAGTTGAGAATGGTTGACGCACCGGTACACAGCAACGGGTACGCAAAGGAGGCAGTGCGCTAAATGAGCAAGGAACTAAGATGGTGCGTAGATGAGGATTGTTATGTTCGGCCACATATTAAAAATTGCCCTCAGTGCTTTGGTTTTGGGCAGTTCAAAAATGGTGTTTTAATCACCGCTTTAGAGGTGATTGAGTGGGGGAGAAATAGGGGTTGGATGTACGTTCCGTGCCCATCCTGTAAGGGTTCCCCCATCACATCACAGCGAATCAGGTTGTACAACGAGGAAGAGCAAGGCTTGAAAGAGGCGCGTGATTTGATTTACACAATCGGCAACAAAAAGAATTACATGGCTGCCATCGCCGAGTATGGCGCTGTTTACAAGACCGGCAGGGGTGACTATCCCGGCTCGCCAAACTACCCCGGCGGCTATGCTTTTAAGACGGCCGAAGATGCCCAGCGGCGAATTGATGAGGCGTACCCAGAGAGGGGATTCGCGGTATTCGGATTGAATGCCGATTGGGTGGCGAATACGGAACCTAATCCGGCGGGCGGCTGGTGGCACAATTTGTTGATTGACGCGGAGATTGTCGTTTTATCAGAGGCGGTATCAAATGGGCACTAGTTACAAGTTGGTTGTCAGGATTGATGTGCATCGCGAGGGCTTTGAGGACGCTGTAAACAAGGCTGTTGCGAATGGCTGGTGTCTGCTTGGCGGGGCTTCTGTATCTTACGCTGGCCGAAATGACAAAGACCCCCAATCGGGGATAGTGCGGCCGGTGTTCGTCTTTGCGCAGGCGGTGACTAAGGATGCTTAGACTTCACAAAGCCCTAACGGCCGCTCTCCCCTTAGCCGGAACTCGCCAACTATCAGACGGGCCGACTGTTGAGGAACTGCAATTAGAAGCTGAATTCACGGCCGCTATGGAAGCGGCATTAGAGAGTTTTTATAGATACCCATTTCGTGACGGCATTGAAGCCGTGCCCGTTGGCACTGAGGCCGAAGTCAGACGCTGGATTTTATCACAATACGCTGACGATGCAGCGACGGCCGTTCTGCTGTTCGTGCTGATTCAATACCTGAGAAGGGGTGTCAATGTCGGGGGCGGGCTGGCATTGGCTGAATTAGGATTACCGGGCACGTTCAATCTAACTAATCCCGCAATCGTCAATCAGGTTGAAAGATACGCGGCCCGATTGATTACCCAGGCTAGCAGTCGGTCATTGGTCAAAACAACGGCCAATGAATTGGCCCGACAGATTACGCTGGGTCGGGCGGCTGGTCTGACAGACGCGGAGCTAATCGACAACCTGGGAACATGGATGGCTAACAGGGTAGCAACCCGGTCAACGGCTATTGCGGCAACGGAAAGTATCGTATCGTCGAGGGGCGGCTTGGCCTTAACGTATTCTAAAAATGGTATTGATTGGATGATTCACAGGACGGTTGAAACGGCTTGTCCGGTCTGCGCTCCCTTAGAGGGTGAACGATACCCAGCCGTGAGGGGCTTCGTTGTCGGGGCTATCCCTTTGCATCCAAACTGTCGATGCTGGGCAGAGCCAGAAACTGATGAGTGGGTTATCCCGGAGGATATTTGGACTGGCGGCTAAAATAAACATTAAGAAAGAGACTGTAAAGGGAACTGATGTTTCCGGGTTGAAAGAGGCGGCAAGGCAGATTAAGGCTGTTGGTATGGCGAATAAATACGTTCCTGATGTTGTCGAGAAGATAAACGCGGTTGCCTACGAAGCGACCATTGCGGAAAGGGCAATAGCCGATTTTGCGAAAGCGTTTTCTGAGTTACCGCCTGAGATTAAGAAGATGATTTTGCGCAATGACACCGATGAGTGGACGGCTCCGGAAAATATTTGGACAGGTGAATAAGATGGACGAAAACGAAGTAATCAGGCTCTACCAAAACGGCATTTTGCCGGGCGATGTCGTTGTGATGAAAGTTCCAATTACACACAATGCCTACAATGAGATTGTAATCGAGGAGTTATCTCCTGAGGGGCCGCTGGTTTCTTTTACCAGCGGAAACAGGGAGAATATCAAATTAAGGTATTGGGGCAGTGGCCTTTACGCGGGGTACGGTACCGAGACTAAGACCTTGATAATCGGAGAGCTTAAATCCGACCCCGACCCCCGCCAATCCCAACCAGCCAACCGGGAACAGAAGCCGTTATGACAACTTACTACGCAAAGATGAGTGATATAACTTTAATTCCTGGACAGTTTAGAGACTTTATTGTAAGTCAACTATTCAAAGTGGACGGAGGTGAAGTTAAACCTACCGACGCTCTCCCCCGCGATGCAATGGACAAGTTTGATTGGCTTGCGGTAATGGATAGCGGCCTAGATGGCCTACCCAGAAAGATTCCAATTGAAACGAGCGTGCGAGTCAGTAGCGGTATCCTCATACGGACGCTAAATAGGTATTGGCAGTCATTGTCAGAAGAAGAAATTGTCACCCTATGATACCCTTACACGCCGTTCCTCCTGAGATAGCCGAAAAAGTACAGCGGCGGCGAACGCTAATCAATCAGCTTGTCGGGCTGGAAGATGAGCTATTGGCGGCCCGGGTTATCTCCCGGCGGGTGGTCATGACAAAGCGAATCACTCACGAACGGCGGGTTTATTGCGCTGAACTTGACGACCGGAGTGATTTGTAGTAAGCTACGCATGGTTAGACAGAAAAGTCTAATCGCTGTAAAATTGGAGTCAAAGTAAATCAGGTTGCCCGCCGTCTCTACTTTGCTCCGCTATCGCCCCGGCCGCTATGTTTCAATCATAGCGGCCTTTCCTTTACCCCCTTGACGATAAGCCAAATTTAGAATAAACTGTAAGCGGGTGGTTTAGATGCTTGGGTGCCACCGGCCCCAACCTGAGCCACCTAGTAATAATTATATATGGCCCTTCCCAATGGACGGCCCAGCTTATCACAATCAACTGTGAAGCTGGGCCGTTTGTGTTTGTGTACACGACAGATTGGAGTTATCAATGAGTGAAGATATAAACGAAGAAATGTACACCTATCCAGCCAGAATCCTACCGTCACAGGCTAGGGAGCATCCGGCCTTGGCTGGTATTGGTGAACCGTTTGTCCGCTCCGCAGAAATAAGCAGTAATAGGCTAGACGCCTATTTTACGAGAATGGATCCGGATACCACGCTTAATAATTTCGCTCGCCACGCTGCGAATGGCGTGTCCGTTCTGGATAGCCACGAATCACGGCGGCTTGGGGTTGGTTATTCTTTTACGGGCGAAACAAGTGAGGGGGAGGACGGGGCTGGCGTTGTTCTTTCGGACTGGTACACGGTTCCTGGTATCCAGTTTGGCGGGGGCCATAGTTTCGCCAGCACAGACGATTATATAAAGGCCGTTGAAAGCAGAATCATTCGTAGTATATCGGTTGGCTTTTATGGTGGCCGTCACATATGCGACATCTGCAAGAATAATTATCACTCTTTTGATTGCCCCCACATAGGCGGGGTTGAATATCAAGTCGAAGGAGAGAACGGCGTATCGGCCGTAGTAGCAACCGCCACGATTTACGGGGCTAACTTGGCAGAATACTCCCTAGTCTATAAAGGCGCAACCCCCGGCGCAACCATTCGTAAAATTGAACACGAGGTAAACGAGGGGAACCTATCGCCGGAAAACATAGGGATTTTGGAGAATCGCTACCGTATTCATTTGCCGCACCGGACTGTATTCACACCGGCGGCTATTAAAGGAGAATCAAATATGAGTGAAAACGTAACCGAAGAACAGGAAGCACAGGCCAGACAGATTGCAGATTTGACGGCCGAAGTTGAGCGGCTGACCCCACTGGCTGAAGACGGTCGCCAGTACCGGGCCGACTTGGTGGATGAGGCCCTGGCCGAAGGCGTCCGGGCAATCGGGGCGGAGTTTGCCCAGGAACGGTATCGCACCATCCTTGAGAACGCGACGCCCGAAGTCATGCGCCAGATGCGTGATGATTGGCGTAGTACCGGCGACGCTCGTTTGAAGGGCGGCCGTTTGAGTGAAGATGAAGGTGTGTCCCAGGAACGCCAGCCCGATAACCGGCCGCTTGTTCCTGCCAACGCCTACAAAGTTTAGTTATCAAACAGGAGATTTAAATTATGGCAGACCCAAGAGCATCCATCAGGTTCGACGAAATCAAACCCATCAACATCACCTATGCCCACGACGCCTCTATCGTTTATTCGGCAACGGCCGTGAACGGTTCGGCTTCAGTCGGGCTGGCGGTGTCGTTGGTTGACGATGCCGAGGTAACACTCGCTGGCGACGGCGAGGGCATTGAAGGGAAACTTATCAAGGTAATGGACGATGGTTTTTGTGTCGTTCAGGCTGGTGGTTACATGACCCTCCCGGCTGGGACCAGTGCAACCCTGACAGTCGGTAAAGCGATTGTCGGCGACTTGCTGGTATCGGCCGAGGGCTATATCCGCGAAGTAGCCACAGCCACCGCCGCCGAGTTGGGTGTCCAGCGCGGCACTATTATTGACAGCAGCACCACAACCGCCGTTGTCGTTCGCCTTTAACCGGGCCAGATATTAAGGAGATAAACATGCCAGAAATTAACGCATTATCGACGGCCGAAATGTGGCAACGACTTCAGGACGGCCCTGTAGAATTTTACCGGCAAGTTTCCAGAGACATGACGGAACGCGGGGTGGAAGATGCCCCTACGCTGACACGCGCCCTGGAATTTGCCAGCCCATCAGAACCGACCGACGGCCTGGACGCTTTCGAACGGATGCTTCAGATTGCCGGTATTCGTACCGGCTCCAATCCCCAAGCGGGTTATTGGGCCTCACCTGCTACCGGCTTTTTTGACACTCAAGGCGGGCGAATGCTTTACACGGAGTTCTTCGCTCGCAACTGGCGCCAGGTTGCCCACGCCGACAAGGGTCAGCGGGCCATTCTGTTATCTGGTGACGGCGTAGTCGGCGGCTTTCAACGGCCGTACTCTGACAGCATGTCGCCCCGCATTGACAACCGTGTCGAGCCAGCCATCCCCCTGAGTGAATTGGTTGCCATGACCACACCGATTAACGGTGAGGATTATCGTAGCTTTTACCTGACCCACGACGCTGAACAACTCCGCAAATACCGGGTTGGCGAGAGCGCAGAAATCCCAATCGCTACCATCACCGGCGGCGACAACACCATCCGTCTGCACAAATACGGCCGGGGGCTTTCGGCCTCTTATGAGCATCTTCGCCGGATGCGAGTTGACAAGCTGGCCTGGTTCATTCGTATGGCGGCTGTGCAGTCCGAGATTGATAAAGTCGCGGCCGCCCTTGCCGTCCTGATTGCTGGCGACGGCAACAGTAATTCAGTTCCTGTCACCTGGGATTTGAACGGCGATTTCAGCGGCACTTTGGGGACGCTCGATTTGTCGAGTTGGCTTCAATTCAAACTGAAGTTCGTACAGCCCTACGTAATGACAACCGCCCTGATGACTGAAGCGGTGGCCCTGCAGTTGCTGACGTTGAATGTCGGCTCTGCGAATATCCCGCTGGCGAATTTGAACCTGGGCGGCATGGTCCAAAACCTGTCACCCATCAACGCCACTTCGGATAACGTGCGCTACGGCTGGACGTCCGAAGCCCCCTCCCTGACCATCACGGCTTTTGACAAGCGGTTTGCCCTGGAACATGTGGTAGAAATCGGTGGTAACATCGCCGAAACCGAACGCTTTATCACCAACCAGACCCAGGTCATGACCATGACTGAGGTGAGCGGATTCGCCATCCTGGACAGCAACGCGGTCAAACTTCTGGATATTAACGATTAGGCTTTAGGGTCTAGGAGGTTTACATGGGTAATTCTAATTTCGACACCATTGTCGCGTCCCTAACTGGCAACGTAACCGGAAATCTAACTCCGCCATCGGTTGCCAGAACAGCGACGTCTGACGGCCTGACAACCGGCATAATTGCCGACGCTGGTTCATTGCAATTCGTGGCGGTAACGTCTGCTAACGCGGCTCACATTGTCGCTCTACCAGCCCCAACGCCCGGTACGATTGTGGTTCTGTACGTGGGGGCGAACGGCTAC